ATACCATCCAGCAGACATTCAAATAGTAGCAGCCATTGACGTTGACCGTCGCAAAGTAGGTCGTCCAGTTGGGGAAGCAATCTTTGCTTTGCCGAACTGTGCGAGGATATTTAACCCGCGTCCACCAGATGGCCCGATTGTTCAAATGGGCCATCCTTTAGATGGGGTATCTGATTTTATGCAGAACACCCAACCTGAACGTTTGGGGTTTCGTGTGTCGAATGAAGAGCCCGTTGACATTGTCAAACTATTGAAGGACAACAAGGTTGATATCGTATTAAACTACATGCCGGTCGGGTCACAACTTGCCACTGAGTTTTACGCGCAATGTGCCATTGATGCAAACTGTGCATTTATGAATTGTATGCCCGTATTCATTGCATCCAATCCAGAATGGGAACAGAAGTTCATTGATGCCGGATTGCCGTTGCTCGGCGATGACATGAAGTCACAAGTTGGCGCAAGTATTATCTCGCAGGCAATGCAAGAACTACTGTTTGATCGTGGGGCCAGTGTTGATTTCCATGCGCAAATTAACATGGGCTTCAATACTGACTTCGCTAACATGGAAGTTAAGTCTCGGCTAAAGTCGAAGAAGATTTCCAAAGAGAACGTAATTCGGTCGCAGAATGATTTACGTGGTATTCCAGTTGAGGACGGTCAGCTGTACGCCGGTCCGGCTGCATACATTCCGCGTGGCACAGATGAGAAGGTTGCGTTCTTCGACATTAGGGCTCGTGGCTTTGGCGATGCTCCAATTAAGATTGATATCCGTCTTAGCGTATGTGATTCGGAAAACTCAGCAGGTGTAGTTATTGATGGCTTGCGCTATCTTAAGACCGCACGTGAGATGGGTATTATCGGCGCATTGCGTGGTCCGTCGGCATGGACGCAGAAGACTCCGCCACAGCAAATGTATTATGCTGACTCCAAGCTGGAGTGTGAAGCATTGGCAAAGGGCGAGCTGACAGATATTACAAGACATCAGCTTACCAAGGAAGGTGCATCTGCGTATATGAACAGTCAGATGGCAAGCGGTTCGTGTGCCCACCTGGAAAGAATGAAGAAGTAATCATGCAGATCGCCTCGTTTGATATTGACGGCGTAATATTTAATGGTCATGAGGTGCCGGGGATATTTCCCGGCGCCGAAGACCTTATTATTACTGGCAGATCGTTTCAGGAATCTGTCGAAACATACGACATGCTTCGTTCCCGTGGTATTATGAACGAAGTCTACTTTAACCCGCTTGGATTTCACCAAAAAACTCGGGCTACGTCCGGCGAACACAAAGCTGCCACAATTAATAAATTGAACGCTGAAGGCGCAAACATTGTTTGTCACTATGAAGACGATCCCATTCAAGCACAGATCATTAGAGAACAAACCGAAGTATATGTGATCTTTATAGATAACCCACTGGTCGGAAAAGAAAACAGGAGACAAGATGTCAAACCAACGTAAAAAAATTGCAATTCTGTACAGCGGCGGATTAGATAGTTTGATTATGCGGCAATACGCTAAGATCACCTATCCTGATGCTGAGATCGTTTGCCTTTACTACAAGCATGGCGCAGCATCAGAAGAAAAAGAGCTGTCGACGTTGCCAGACTTTGTTCAAGTTCGCACTGTTGATTGGCTTAACGACAAATGCAAACCAGTAGCTAAGGCAGAAGACCCATTTGCTGGTGCCATCTACATTCCGGGACGCAATCTAATCTTCTCGGCGTTGGCTGCATGTCAAGAGTTAGCAGATGAAGTCTGGATGGGCACGGTCTGGGATGAAGATAATCCTAAGGGCACAGATAAAAACGAAAAATTCCGCAGTGAGACAAGCAATCTTGTGTCTTATGTGCTGTCTCCGTTCATTGATGGCGTAAAGGTGCGTTTTCCATTCGTCGAGATGGGGTGGACAAAGCGCGAGTCCGTCCAGTGGGCGTTAGTCAATGGTCTGACGCAGGCAGAAATCCTTAACTCGGTATCGTGTTGGTTCCATACAGACGGCAAGCCATGCGGTGAATGCAAGCAATGTTTCAAACGTGCGCTTGTGTTTAATCTTAACGGATTTAGCGAGGACTGCAAGGTTGATCCGCTAACCGGCAAATTTGGACTTGAGTTGATGGAGCAGTATCTAAAGACTTATCAGGCGAGCACTAAGAAACCGATGGATAACCGCGATGAGCAAAATGTAATCAATATGATTTCGCGGGCATACTTTACTTTGCCGCACGAAGCTCAAGAATTGGCATTTAAATATCTGACTGCCGACGAGTTAGCAGATGTGGGGGCAAAATGAGCGACGATATGCATATGAAGCTACGACATCTGAGTATTACTTATGGAATGCTTTGTCAGCAGGCGGTTAATGCCGTTCGTCGGGAAGATCCAGAAGAAACCGTCATAAATCTTTTGCGGAAAAAACAAAAATCAAAGGAATTAGTGCAAGAAATAGTAGCAAAGATGTCGGCAGCAAGTCCGAGTAAATAATTCGGAAAATAGCTTTACTCTGTCTTAACAAATGTGCTACAATAGAAGTTAGTGTAAAAGAAGTAAATTAACCAGTCGTAAATAGGAGCAACAAATGGCAATTGCATCGTACAACAAAAAATACCTGCGCATGAAGCCCGAAGTTAACCAGATCTTTGCAGATCTAGATGAGTATTTGAATTTCTGCCGGATGCAGTATCCGGCTGTTAAATTCGACGAGGCTGATCTGTACCGGAATGCCAGCACCACGTGGCAGAAGTTTGTCCGAACCCGCAACCGTATGAATTCGACTGCCAAGAAATGAGCGAGGCAAATGAAATCGCTTGGGACAACGGCACATATGCCAGACTTGTCCCAAGTGAAGGGACTCAGCAAAAAATAGCATCTTTGATGGATATGATTAACGTTGAAAATGCTATCAGTGCTAAGTCGCTGCATACCACTGTCGTTTATAGCAAGGTTTCGTGTGATTCCATCAAAAATATCCCTGTTTCGTTGCCTTTAAAGGCACACGGAGTCGGGTTTGAGCTATTTCCCAACGCTGATGGCGGTACGCCGTGCCTTGTGCTTAAAATCGAAAGCGAAGAGCTCAGGGATTTACATGAGGAATGTATTCGAGAGCACGGGGCGAAACATGCTTATCCGGAATTTAGTCCCCATATTACTCTAAGCTATGATTACACCGTCGGTTATCTACCAAACGAGTCTTTAGTCGTTTATTTTGATGATCTTCACTTTGATCAGTACATCGTTGAGCCATTAAATACCAACTGGTCTGCAGAAAAAGATAAATAATAGTGCGGGACACAACGGTGCCGCAACTTCAAAACATAAAACCATCACAAAGGAGGGTTATCAGTATGTCGTTTAATAAAACCAAATGCGATCCAGAACTAGGCCTTAAAGTACACGCACACCTATTGGCTGCGGGCGTCGAAACACCAATGACAGTAAATAGTCTGACTCGCACAGAAAAAATTGAAATTATCGAATCTAAGTTTCGAGATATTATGAATACGCTTGGATTAGACTTAACTGACGATAGTCTAATCGAAACACCAAAGCGCGTCGCAAAGATGTACGTCGGTGAGGTATTTTGGGGTTTGGACTATGAAGCCTTCCCGAAATGCACTACAGTCGACAATAAAATGAAATACGACGAAATGGTCATCGAGCGCAATGTCAACGTGCAAAGCAATTGCGAGCATCACTTAGTTGTGATCGACGGACTAGCAACGGTGGGCTACATTCCAAAACAAAAGGTCCTTGGGTTGTCAAAGATCAACCGTATTGTTGAGTATTTCAGCAAGCGGCCACAGATTCAGGAACGATTAACCGAACAGGTTTATTTTGCCCTACAATGCATCCTGGAGACCGACGACATCGGAGTTGTTATTCACGCGCAACACTTCTGTGTAAAATCACGTGGTGTCGAAGATGTGGGGTCATCTACGGTCACTAGCAAGCTAGGTGGATGCTTTAGGACAGACCCGGCAGTGCGCAATGAATTTATGAACCTAGTTAAACACTGTTAATAAAAAGGAACCACAAAATGTTTATGAATATAAGAAGAAGATTTCTTAAATGGCTGCGGGCATCTGACAACGAATTCGAGCCGTCAGTTATTCGTCCAGGATTTCAGTCAATCTATAACTTAATAGGTGGCGCAGCAACAAAGGCGCATCAAAAAAATTCAGCTATACCAGTAGATAACAGCCTCGATGCTAAGGGATTTTCTCTTAGGATTATGCCCGGTGAAGGCGGCATAGCAATTACAGCCTCATATTATGATAATCGTCGCGATGAACATATTAGTTCTTTGTTTATAATTCCGGATACAGAAGATCTAGCACAATCACTTGCTCACATTATCACGTTACAATCACTTAAGGATATGTCATGAAAAAAATTCTCATAACTACCGTCACCGTTAATGGAACTATCCAACAAATCGATGCACAAAATGCACCAGTTGGCGCATATACAGATTCAGTGACCTTTACTCTTAATTTTTAAGGATATCATGATTTCGAAAAGACACATCAGCTTTCATCAACTTGGCGGATACTGCAATACAATTCTTCGGCAGATGTCGCGCGACGATTGGAAGCCAGAGCTTATCGTCGGCATTACTCGCGGCGGAGCATTGCCCGCTGTTATGATTAGTCATTACCTAGGAGTCTCAATGATTACGCTGGATGTTGCATTGCGTGACGGAGCAGGTGACGCAGAGTCGAATCTGTGGGTTGCTGAAGATGCTTTGGCAGGCAAGCGCATTCTTATTGTTGATGATATTAACGATACTGGTGCTACATTTAACTGGATTGTCTCCGACTGGGAATCGTCGGCCGCACCAGGGAAAATTCGGTGGGCCGACAATGTTCGGTTCGCTGTCGTTATCGATAATGAAGCTAGCAAAGTAATCCACCCACCACAATATTTCGGTGAGCTAATTAATAAAGCCGAAAAAGATGAATGGATTGTCTTCCCGTATGAAAACTGGTGGGAAAATAATTGACTTTGTGGCAGTGGCATAGTATAATAAGGAACAATAATGAAATACATTTCAACTAAGGAATATTCACATATCGCACCGCTGGCATACCGCCAGTGGCGCGCCGATTCGCATTGCAATCAGATTCACGGGTATGCTTTGTCTTTTAAGTTTGAGTTTGAATGCGACACGTTAGATGCTCGCAATTGGTGCTTTGATTACGGCGGCTTGCGTCCACTAAAAGATTTCCTAGAAGAAAACTTTGATCATGTGACATTACTGGCACAAGATGATCCACATTATGCTGATATTAAACGACTCGGCGAACTAGGAATAGCAAAAATTACAGAAGTTGAAAAGACTGGCTGTGAAGGGCTTGCCGACTACCTATATGAATGGGTGAATACAATTTTCCTGCCATCATGTGGGACTGGAGAAGCGGCTCGTGTCTGGTGCAGTAAAGTAGAGGTCCGTGAAACTCCAAGTAATATGGCAATGCGGTGCGGCCATCGGGGAGACAATGAGTTCTAAGATTCAAAGCGACAATAGTTGACCATACTACTATTAGAGGTTGGTGCTTACCTGGTAGTAAATGGAAAAAGAAGGATTCTCATGTGAGAAAATGTATATATCGTTAAATCAATTAAAGGAATACACTGATGGCAAAAATCAAGGTCTCTGAATTATTCTATTCTTTGCAGGGAGAGGGAAAATATATGGGGGTACCGAGTATTTTTCTGCGGACGTTCGGTTGTAACTTTACATGTGGCGGCTTTGGTATGCTGAAAGGCGAAATCAGCACAGAACGTGACGATGTTGCGGCACATGCCAAAACATTTAAGATCTACAATGATCTGCCACTTGTCACAACTGGCTGTGACAGTTATGCATCGTGGGACGTTCGCTTTAAACATTTGAGTCCAATGCTGGAAACCGACTCTATTGTGGAAAGTATTATGGAAATGTTGCCACACAAAGGATGGCAGGACGAGCATCTTGTGATTACGGGCGGCGAACCTTTGCTTGGTTGGCAACGTGCGTACCCTGATCTGCTTGATCATCCTAAGATGCAGTCGTTGAAAGAGATTACGTTTGAAACCAACGGCTCACAAACACTTTCTCCAGAATTAGCAAAATATTTGGACGACTGGCGTTATGAGCATGAAGGATTCATCGATCGTCAAGTAACGTTTTCTATTAGCCCAAAGCTATCAGTAAGTGGCGAAAAGCACGAAGACGCTATCCGTCCGGAAATTGTATGTGGTTACGAAAAGGTTGGTTACACTTACCTTAAATTTGTTGTTGCTTCAGAGGAAGACGTGGACGAAGCCTTACTTGCAATGAAAGAATATCGCGATGCAGGATTTGAAGGGCCGGTTTACTTAATGCCTGTAGGCGGAGTTGAAAGTGTCTACGTATTGAATAACAAACGTGTGGCAGAACTTGCCATCAAACACGGGCTACGTTACAGTGATCGTCTGCAAGTTCTTTTGTTTAAAAATGCATGGGCAACTTAGGAGAAAAGTATGAAAACATTAAAATTTGTTCCACCAGATCATTTGCGTGAGCCATATTTTCGATGGGCATCTGACGTTGCCCACATTGTGCGGGTATGTAACGCTAAAGGCTACAACATCAGCAAAGCCGACGCTAAGGCAGCATGGGAATCTCACTCAGACGGATATGCTGCTTCTTGGTTAATTCTCGGCGACGATGATTCAATTTTTGCTGACGTCCTCAAGCAATGTGCCGTCGTAACAGGAGAAGATAATGTCGATTAAGAAATGGTTTGCTGATTTATTGCCACAGCCAGTTATGGAACCTGCCGCCGTACCTGAGCCGGTCGCTGCTCCGGAACCAGTGGTCGTTGTAGTAAAAGAAAAGAAGCCACGCAAACCACGGCAACCCAAAGTCGCAAAGAAAGAACTAACTGCTAAAGAAATAGCCACTGCTAAAGGCGAGCCATTTGTTACGGTGCTTACGGTCAGTCTAGATCTAGATAATCCATCAGATGGATCATTTGACTTAGACTGGAACGAGATTTTCGTTGCCCGATTGGTTAAGGCTGGGTACAAAGGAAAAACTGATATTGAAATCGTGGACCAATGGTTTAACTCTATTTGCCGAAATGTGTTAGCCGAATCGTGGGAGCAACACATCGCCGACCCCAGTAATCGAAATCAAGATTACCCTTGATGTTTCTTACGTGGGCGGGGAATGCCTTTTGTCGCATTCCTTATTTTTTCTATAGTTTCTGGCGATGGTGGCTTACGTTTAAGCCCAGGAATATGCTTCGCTCTATTTTTGAAACACCCAACTTTTCCTTTCAATGGAGATGGACGACCCTTCATTGTTTCGGATATTTGCCGTCTGGTTTCCTCAGATCTAATTCTACCTTTATTCCTTTTTGATATTAGGCGTTTATTTTCTTCCGTATGATCTTTTCCGTACATACCATTAAGTATTCCGGATACTCCGCCCCCATATCCATTTTCTGGTATTAAATTAGCCCACTATTTATCAAATTATGTTGCTTTTATTCTTTTATTGTGCTATATTAATAAGTAATGCACAAGAGATCCGAATAATTCGGTTAAATATTGCCTTGACAAGAATGACCTAACCTGTTATCATACATTATGGCTAAAGAACGCAAAAAATACCTCGTAGTTGACACTTTTAACTCCTATTTTCGATGTATTCATGCGTCGGCCAATGGACAAGATATAGAAGAGCGCGTAGCATTTGCGCTCCACGCAACTCTGCAGGGGATCGCAGCAGCATGGCGTGATCAGGGAGCTAACCACGTCGTTATGTGCCTCGAAGGCAAAAGCTGGCGGCGGGACGTCTATGCTCCATACAAAGTAAATCGTGATGTAAAGCGATCGAAGGCAACTGAGCGCGAACAAAAAGAATCTAAAATGTACTATGAAGCTCTGCAAGATTTGCTTGACTTCCTAGCTACTCGCTCTAATGTTACTATCCTACAGCACCCCAAACTTGAAGGCGATGACTTAATTGCTGGCTGGGTTCAGGGGCATCCCGACGACGATCATGTTATCGTCAGTACCGACACAGACTTTTACCAGTTACTTGCCGAAAACGTTACGCAATACAGTGGAGTGGCGCGCGAACTGCATACGATTAAGGGCATCTTTAATCTTAAGGGCCCAGTAATTGACAAGAAAACAAAGCTGCCGAAAACTATTCCTAATCCACAATTTATCCTGTTTGAAAAATGTATGCGCGGCGATTCTTCTGATTTCGTGTTCAGCGCGTATCCTGGCGTCCGCACTAAGGGTTCGAAAAATAAAGTTGGATTGATTGAGGCATTTGCGGATCGTGATAAGCAAGGATTTAATTGGAACAACCTCATGCTTCAGCGTTGGGTTGACCACAAAGGCGTGGAGCATAAGGTGCTGGATGACTATAATCGAAATGTCGGTCTAATAGATCTGACCGCACAACCAGCCGATATCCGCGCAATGATCGACGCTTGCGTTAAAGAGAATTCTGTTGCGAAAAATAATGCAATGGTTGGCGCACATTTCCTAAAATTCTGTGGCAAGTATAATCTAGTTAAACTAAGCGAGCAGCCCGCAACATATGCAAATATGCTCGGCGCTCCATATCCAGAAAGGGTTTTGCAAAATGAATCTAATTGATTTCCTAGCCGCTGGCGGCGGACGAATTAATGGTGGCGGCGACTTTGGCTGGAACTGTTATCCCAACGCAGCAATAGTTGATGTTTTGAATGCTGATGGAGAAGAGTGTGGCTCTTGTGTATATAGTCGGCTAACTTTTTTCGTGTATGAGGCCCAGGCACATGACTACGAAAGCAACAAAGCATTTCGCTGGATTGATCCAGCTTGGTTACTAGCATATGAATCTGAGGCATGTTGCCGAAACGTTCCTGCCGACGAAGCGTACGATGATGTAAGTTTTGCTCCAGTTAGCAGCGAATCAATTCTCCGCATCATTGAGAAAATAGCTAACAAGACCTTTACTAGCCGCTCCGACGCCCCGCTGGAAGATCCGTTCGTAAGATCTGTTGACGCGCAGGTTGAAGTTGACTATTCATTAAAGGACCGAGACTTTGGCCCTCCTCCGTCGACTGACCATTTCGACGTCTCCATTTTTGTGGAGCATATTTTTGAAGTAGACGCATCTTCACTGGAAGATGCGCTGGCTAAGTCGAAAGAATTTGTATGCCAGCTGGTCCCGCCCGCACAATGGCCCGAGGATCTTTCCTGGGTCAGTAGCCGAGTAACCCGCGAGCAAGTTGCCCGCAAATTTAACTAAGTTGACATAATGAGCCAAAATTTTAATAGCAAAAAGCTGCGAGCCAGTTATCCTAAAATATTTCGAGGATGTGAGATGTCTGTGGGCGACGGCTGGCTTGGGCTAATCGATAACGGATGTGCCCTAATTCAAGGGCACATTACTTCGGGCCGCTCACGAAGGGCACGAGCACTTCGCGCAATCCGTAACAAAAAATTATTTGGATGGGAATTAGACGCAGTGAAGCAACCACTTTGTTCGCAAGTAGTCGCCATGCAAGTTAAAGAAAAATTTGGCGGACTTAGGTTTTATGTGTCGGGCGGCGATGCTTATACTAACGGCATCATCGCAATGATGGAATTCATGAGTGAGAAAACTTGTGATAGTTGTGGTAACCCAGGGACCGTCGGCGGCAAAAGATGGTTAACGTGTAAATGTAGTTCTTGTAGAAAGGCAACTGAAAAATGAGTGAATTTATTGACAAAATGAAAGAACTTGACGCACTTGCGGAAGCCGAAGTGGTACCTGAAAGTACCGTTAGTGGCGAAGAAATTTTGCGCGAGGCGCTCGAAAAGGCCATGTTCGTTTTGGGCGAGATTGAAATCTATGGTGCGTATGGTCGCGCTGACCAATGTCGGTCTGAGGCAACCGAGGTATTGACTATCCTTCGTGCCGCAAAATTTAAATACGACGAGCAACAAAAAATTATGGATGCTTTGACTGGTGGATCAATGTATGACCAACAAAACGCCTAAGTCAATTTTGCACGGGCTGCTCGATAAATATGAGTACAGCTCAATGCTCGTGCAGCATCGTCAATATCCAGGGAAAGCAATTTTAGATTTGACGGAAGAGGAACGAAAGATTCTATCTGAACTAAAGTCAGAGGATATTGAAACCCTTAGGCCCGGCGCAAATTCTTATTTCTTGCCGGCGCACATGATTAAGAAGGTGCCAGATGATCGAAAATAGTTTTACAACTGGTTTTGGTCTAGGCGGTCTGTCGCCGGTCTGTAACATGCCGTGGTCGTCGGGCTCGGTGTACTGGGATGGATCATTGCGTAAATACAAAATTATCGATGGGAATGGCAACTCCACTGTGGTACCAACAACCCACTCAATTGTCCAACTCGATGATAGGACAAAAGCAGTCCTTGATTGGGCCGCTAAGAAAATGCAGGAAGAAGCAAAATTAAACGATCTGTGCGAGAAACACCCCGGTCTAAAAGAGACAAGGGAAAGATTCGAGATTATGCTTGCGTTAGTTAAACAGGATGAAACCAATGTCGTTATCAGCTAAAACTGTAGTCAAAAATAAATTTTGGATCGTCGAAAAAAACGGTCAGCAAGTGGCAACGATACAAACGTTTCCGTCTGGAGTTACCTACGCACAACCCAATAAGAGAGAGCACTTTGTGAGCATTAACCTACTAAAAGAAAAATATAACATCAGCTTCGACCGCCCTAAGAAATCAGCATCCTCAATTTCGCACGACGTCAATGGTTATCCGTGCGACCATATTCCTTACAATGCGCTTTTTGATCTATCCAAGAAACTTCCGGTCTATACGAAAACGAGCAAGAGCAAGAGCTTCTTTTGCGCTGGCTACTACCTCATCAAATTTAACTCATCATTTGTGCAGACGTATTGCCCAAAATTAATCACTCTGGCCCGGTATGAATTTGCTGGGCCGTTTCCTACCAAGGGCAAAGCAAAAGAGTATTCCAATCTGCTTCGGAATATGCTGAAATGCTCCAAGCCTTAGGTTACTTTACCGTCGGTCTTGCCATTGGGTACTTCGTGCCCAAATTGTGGCACAAATTCAGGAGAAAAACCCCATGTCTAAGCTAGGCTTTCACGCAACACAATTTTCGGATAAAGTTAGGATGATGAACGACGCTAACAGCAAGAATCTAACGATGACTGCTTCTGAGGCACGGAATCTTCATGCTGATATCTTTGCCCTTTTAGCTAAAATTGCAGGTTTGGCCGATGGAATTCGAGCGGCGGAGGACTCAGCAGCCCATACCAGGTTCGAGGTACAGGGCGGCAAGTTCTAATAACATACTACTTAATTCAGTTTCCCGATAAATAATATTATTAGGAAGCAGAAATGAGTAGACCCAAGCCCCAAATTGTGCTGGAACACGTCAATAAGATAACTTATATCTCTGAGCAAGTATTGGCTTCAGATGGTATTTGGGCTGTCTTTTTAGACGGTGCCCCAATTAATCTCAAAACTCACAATATCCTAGTCAACTATCCTGGCCCAAAGTATAAGAAAGTATCCTTTTCAAATCGCGGCCATGCAATAAATCTATGCAAGAAACTTAACGCACTTTTTAAGTCTAACAAGTTCTCAGTTGTTCTCCTAGTTAAGGGCGAACAAATTTATCCTTAGTCCAATGAACAAAAAGGACTTTACCAAGTTATTTCTTGAGCAGGCCGGATTTGATACATCTCCTGGATCAATTAAAGCATACACAAAAGAGTGGTGGGTTACTCCTTACAGTCCAATTGGGCTGCGCCTAACCTTATCTGGATCTAGTTTCCTAAACACAGTTTTGAAACTAGCCCATTATACGTTTGACGTTAAGGAAAATTATAAAGACAGTTTGAAATTAATGCTGCTGATGAATAAGCACTTGTCATCGCCATTTTATTTCTCGTCACGCCTAACTGCTGGACCACGCACTATTACATTTTACGGCGAAACTGACGCATCGATGATAGGACTAATGGGCGGCGACCTTGCGCTTTACTTAGAAAACTTCGCGAAATAGTCCTTGACATTTCGGTTAATCGGTGTTATACTGTATTTACAGTAAAGGAGCACCAAATGACAACCAAATCCAAAAATCTCAAAGTAATCAACACGTTACGCTACGGATGTGGCGAAATTGAGATTACAGCCAAATACATCGACATCAACTACCGTGGCAACGAAGTAGTTGAATTCGTTGACGAACTGCTCGGCAAGGGCGTGTTCGCCAAACTTCGCCCGCACGGTTCCTTCTACGTTACCACCAGTGGCTCGATTTTAAACTCCGCCGCCCACGGTTATACTTTGCGCGTCCCAATTGAAATTGCGGCGCCGTTCCTGAAAAAGCCAATTGCCAAAGCTAACAGCAAAAAAATTGCAGAATTGAAGGCCACAGCCAAAATGCAATTGTTCGCATACCACAGCACGATGGCGGAAATTAAGCGCCTGTCGCCCCCGAAAAAACCTGCAACGTTTGAAGACTACCACGAAGCCGGGCGCGATAGCGAACCAACGCCGTCGGGCGGTATGGGCGCCGATCGATAACTCCTTGATTCGTAAGGAAAAATGAATCCTTGACATTTCGGCTAGATTGCGCTATAATAGCTGTATAGTAAATAAAGAAAGCAGACAAAATGAGCAACC